CGTGCCCGTGGTGTAGTGGGTGTTGGTGATGCGCCCCAGGCGGGTAGCGAAGAGACTGGTGAGGTAGCCGGGCAGGTCGAAGGCGGAATCCTGCAAGAGCTGGAAGGATACGCGCACGACTTTGGAGTCGTACATATACGCCTTCAAGACGCGCTGCCCGAATGAAGTATCTTGCTCGGAAGCGGTCCCCGACTCAGACAGCAGCTCGCCCACATTGCCGGTGTCGTCGTTGGTCACGAAGGGTAGATCCGCGCCGCTGTCGGTTGTGATGACCGTCGCCGCCTGCCGCATCCCGCCGTAGGCTTTCATGGCCTCGACGATCTCATTCCGCCACTGGGGCGCGATGGTATAGCCACCACCACCACCGCTGACGGTCTGGAGGGCGGCGAAATACTGGCGCAACCCCGCGCGATCCTGGGGATCCATCTCCTGCGTGCCGTATCGCAGGTAGTTGGTGATGAGCCGCTGGTGATCTGCCTGCCGCTCGGCGGCATCCTGCACCGTGGTCGAAGTGCGCTGGCTGTCCTCGGGCAAGCCCGTAAACCGCGCGCTCGCGGAGTTCTGTGTGGTGTTCACATCCGCGCGGGTGGTCTCCATCCGCTCCAGACGCTCGATGCGCGCGGTGATCTCGTTGAGCTCGGCATCTGCCGCGTTGAAATTCGCCGTTTCCTCGGCAGAAAGATTGCGGCCCGCCGCTTCGGCGGTGTCCACGATCTCCTGCATCCGATCCCAGATGTGCCCGCGCTCATCGCGCAGGTCTCGACTATTCGGCACGATAGATACTCCTTCTACTTGATTGCGTAGTGCTGCATGCGCAGCCGTGCCCGCGCCAGGCTGATCGTTCCCTCTGGTACGGACGGCTCCTCAGCGTCTCGCAGAGTAAGTGCACCGTAGCCTTCGGACAGGATCGCTTTGGCTTCACGACGGGAGTACCCAGCGTCTCGCAGGGCTTGCTCGGCGTCACGTTCGGTCAGTGGTTGGTCGCCCGCGGCGGTCGCCTCTGCGGTAAGCAGATGCTCGGGGGCGTTGCGGAATGCGGAGAGGTCAAAGGTGTTTTTCGCTGCCGAGGCCGCCCGGTCGATCCCATCGGCCAGTCCGGCGCTCACGGCTTCCTCGTCGGTGTACCAGGACTCGGCGATCATCCGCTCCCGCCACTGCGCCGTGGTGCCCTTACTGCCACCACGAGGGCCGCTGGCATGCTCGGCGTAGATACTGGCGATGGTATTGGAGATCGAATCGAGCACGTCAGCCTGAGCGCGCATGTCCGCGGCTGGCCCCTTCACAAGCCCCCAGGCGTCATGGATCATCAGCATCGCGTGCGGCGCCATCAGCACCTCATCGCCCGCCATTGCAATAAAGGACGCAGCCGATGCCGCGATCCCCTCCACACGCACGGTGACATTCGATGAGTGATCCCTGATGGCGTTATAGATGGCGATGGCATCAAACACATCCCCGCCGGGGCTGTTGAGATGAAGGGTGATATTCTTCGCGGTGATGGCGCGGAAGTCCTGGGCGAACTCCATCGCCCCGATGCCGGACAGGCCATCGAAGCCGATGAAATCGTAGATGTAGACATCAGCCGTCTCGGCGGCAGCGTTCTCGATGCGGAGGTCCGCGGCCCCGGTGCGCAGTTGCGGCGTGGACTGGCGGATGCGGTCGATAAGCTCAGCCGAGGGCAAGTCGATGGCGGGCGGGCGCAATGCGCGACGCCTCAAGCTGTCCAGTGGTATGACGAGCTCGCAGCCATTTTCACCGCGCAGGGGGAAGGTTCCATTTGCCATAATGCCACCCTCTGCTAGGTAGCTCATGCGGGCACCGCCGGTCCGGGATTCGTCACGGGGACCTCCTGTCCGGCAATGGCGAAGTTGCTGGGGTAGTGGTAGTCCTCGCCGCCGTCTGCCTCGGGGATGGGATTCAAATCCTCAAAGTCGCGGATGTCATTGGCGCTAAATACGTTGCGGTCCCATAGCGCAGTGTAGAACGCCGCCCGACTGGCCGCATCTCCGCGCAGGAGGCCGGTTACGACATGCTTGATGTAGAAGCGAGACTTCTCAGCCGGGGTCAGTAAGTCCTTTTGCATCTGCTGCTCGATCCTGGTGAGCCACGGCATCAACGTAAATTGAACGAACCCAATGGTCATCTGCTCGATGCCGGTGCCCCAGGAGGTTGAGCGGTCAACATCCCCGATCATGTGCGGGGGGATGCGGAAGATACGGGCGATCTCGGCCACACTGAACTTACGCGAGTCCAGATACTCCGCATCCTCGTTGGACATGCCGGTCGAGGCCCAGGTTACGCCCTCCTCGAGCACCGCGATGCGATGGGCGTTGCTGAGCCCCTGGTGCGCGCTCACCCAACTATGGGCCATCCGCTCGGAGCTTTCCGGGGTCAGCCGCGTCGGGGATTGGAGCACGCCGCCCGGCCGCGCCCCTTGCGCGAAGAAGCGTGCGCCATACTCCTGGGTGGCGATGGCGTGCCCGACCGTCTCGCGGTGCAAGGTCAGCGGTGCATAGCCCCAGAGTCCATCGTCGGAGATCCCCCGCACGTGGAGCACCCGATTCTGCGGGAGATCCACCATCCCCCCGTCCGGGAGTTGATAGGAATAGATCAGTTCCCCTGATGCGCTCAGTTCCGGTTTTCGCATATGGTCTGGCCGTAGGGGCCAGAGCGCCACAGGTCGCCCTCGTCCGTCGCGTTCGATCTCCGCAAAGAAATTGCCGCGTGTACAGAGATGCCCGCCCATCATCTCCCGGAATTGATAGGAGGTCATCCAGGGATTCGGAGCCTCATGCAACAGGCGATACAGCGGATGCTCGGTGGCCTGTCGCCTGCCGCGCGGCTCCAATCGCTCGAAGGGGAACAGCGGCAGCACCGCGATGCTCTCGGAAATCACCCGCACGCTGGCGTACCAGGCGGACACCCCGAGCGCCGTCTCCTGGGTGACCCGCACGCCACTGGTAGCGGATGGGCCGGCGAACAGCTCCAGCACCTTGCCGCTGGTGAGCCCGCCAATGCTCTGGAGGGGCAGCGCGTTCATGACCGGGGCGAGAATCGAACCCAAAGGGGCGGCTCCTTAGCGGTGGCCGCCCCTCTCGTTGAAGGTGAGGAGCAGACCGATGGCAAACAAAAAAGCCCCCGCCACTAAGAAGGCGAGGGCCTCGGAGATCAGTGCACAGCCCCGCACGATGAGCGCGAGACTGGCGAACAGGATCAGGTTGGTAATGGATTCGCGGAGGGCATGAAAAAGCCACCGGGCAAGGTTGCCGGTGGCGCGGGAGACACCTCTCCCAGCGATACGATACCGAATACGAAGGCTGGGTGTCAACTCTTTACGTGACCATTCTTCCGCCGACTGGGCTTGATCTCCTCTGCCGTAGGCTCCTCCACCACCCGCTCCAGGCGCGCGTAGGCGATGTTGCGCACATCCCACCGCTCGACAATGCTCCACCCCGCCGCGTTCAGCATACCCACGATCTCGGCTTCTCGGTCGGGCTGGAGCTCGATCATGATGCCCACCAGCGAGGGGAGCGCCAGCACTTGCGACATCCCGCCCAGCACGGCCTGCTCATTGCCGTCGACGTCGATCTTCAGATGCGTAGGGGGCGGCAAATGGTAGCGCCCCACCAGCTCATCGAGGGGCGAGACCGGGATCAGCACCGAGTGCCAGCCGAAGCCGGGCCGTTGATTCGGCTTCACCTCGCCCCAGGCAAAGGTGGCTGAGCCGGGGCGGGTATCGGCGTAGTGGACCCAAACCAGCCCCGAGACGGTAGCGAGCCCTTGCTGCATCACGATGACGCGATCTGTCCAGCCGTTGAGCTGGAGATTCGCCAGCAGCATCTCTGCATTCTGTGGGATCGGCTCGAAGGCGACCGCCTGCAATCCCCGCGCCGCCGCCACCAGCGAATAGCCGCCCACGTTGGCGCCCACGTCGTACAGCACGCCGCCCGGGGGGATGCTCTCGATGAAGGCGACCGTAAACGGCTCCTTCTCACAGCAGTTCTGCCGCAAACGACGGAGCGGCCCCTGGTAGGCGTTCTCCGGCTCGAGGAACATCTCTATGTGGGCGGGCTCATAATCCACCAGCCCCACGTCGTAGATCCTGGTCCGCTCCCGCGCTGTAATCATGCAGGCTCCTCACTCAATAGTCGGCCGGTGTTTCGCTCCACGGCAATAGCCCGATCATCGTAGATACGGGCCGTGCGCCACGACTTCTCGCAGGTAATCGGCAGCACTTCGCCCAGATGCTCCAGGCACCACGCTTCGATGGCGGGATACTCTCGCCAGATGGGGGATCGCCCCTCTTTCGACACCCGCGCCGTGAAGATCACCACGGGGATCCCTTGCGCGCGCCACGCCTTGACTCGATCCACCATTGCCGGGATCGGGGGGCCGATCCACCCAGGCACATAGTGCGTGTCTGCGGCATGAGCCAGCACGCCGTCTAGATCCACCGCGTAATGATCCCCTGCCCTCACCGCCGCACCTCCGGTAGCCACTCGGGATGCTCGGCCGCCATCTGCTCAGCTCGTGCCCAATCCTCGGGCGTGTTGATGTCGAGCGCCATTGGGTCATCCTTGGCACAGACCCACGGCAGCACCACACTGCCGCTGATGGAGTCGGGAAGTACCCGCGTCCACGCGATCTCCAGCGCGGCGGTCTGCACGAATACCGGGGGCAGCTCCTGCGTCGGCATGCTGTGCCAGGGGGCACGATCCCCGCTGAACGGCAGCAACGGCACGCTGCTCGTCACCCGCTCGACTCGCCACATCTTGCCAGGGTGCTCGGACACCGGCCGCATGGCGCGCAGGCTGTCAGCCCGTCCGTACTGGCGGAAGCAGTCCCACGCGGCCTTGATCCACTCACCACGACGGAAGGGGGAGGTCGGGCGCAGGATGCAGAAGGCCTCGGCCGACTCGTTGTACATCTCCCAAGTCATAGCATGTTCTACCCAGTCGAGATCCGGGCTGTAATCTTGCGCATGTTCCGCGCGACGTGCGATTGCCACCGCTCCATACTGGATCGCTAGATCCCTGGTCACCCCACTGTCCGTGCTCACCACGATGCGCTCAAAGATCCCAGCCTCCTGCGCGGCGGCGATGGCATAGGCGAGCAGCGGATGCCCCGCCAGTTCGCGGGTATTCTTGCCAGGGATACGTTTGCTGCCCGCCCGAGCGGGGATCAGGGCCACGATGCGCTCAGGCATATGCCTCCGTACTCGGCAGTCCACCCACCTCGGACTCGCCGTACTGGGTCTCCATCCGCACGCGGTCGGCGTCTGCGCTGGTGCTCACCTCGAACACCACACAATCGGTAATCGCCACGAAGCGATGAGCGGCGCCGCTCGGAATGTGGAGGGTCTGCCCCGCCATCATACGGATGCGTGTGAGTCTCCCCTCTCCATTATCGGAATCGACATAGGCAACGCCCGATACCAGATGGAAGGATTCCACGCGCCAGGTATGCGCCTGGAGTCCGCCCGCCTTCCCTGCCGTGTACTTCAGGATCTTGCCGCAGTACCCGGGCCCCTCGGCAATGATCTCTTCCGTTCCCCAATCCCGCTCCAGTGTGCGGGGGATATAGGCGCTAATCGTCGTCAGGGTGCCACCTCCAATAAATCCGTGCGCCCCATCTTGACCAACGGCGCGACCTCGATGTCCAATCGCCGTTTGACCCCATCCCCGAGCGATTCACGGGTACGCTTGAGATCCCGCACCAGTGAGCGCAGTCCGTGCGGCTCCAGGCTCCAGGCTTGATCGGACCCCTTCCAGCCCCGATGCAGGGTGAAATGCTTCTCAAAGATCCTTGCACCCAGCATCCAGCCGAGCGGGCCGGTCAGAATGCCGCTGTAGTGATCCGACAGCCCGATGACAGTTTCCGGGTAGGACGCCCTCAGACTCTCAATCACACGGAGCTGCATATCCCTTGCTTCGCAGGGATATGAGCTGACGCAGTGCATCAATGCCAATGGAGGATGGTGGGGGTTGTAATAGATCAATCTCTGCGCGTCGTCAACCTCCTGTACGGTCGCGCCCCCGGTGCTTACGATCAACGGCAGCCCGGTGAACGCGGCCGCCTCGAGCAGCGGGCGATTGACGATGGAGGCGCTGGCGATCTTGAGCGCCGGCACCCCGAGATCCGACAGGAACCCCACACTCGGCACATCGAACGCGGTCGCCAGGAACATCAGCCCGAGATTCTCCGCTCGGAGCTTCAGGAACTCGTATTCATCAGCCCCGAACTCCAACGCCGCCCGGTGATCGCCGTAGGTGGGGCCGAAGGCGTGCTCGGAGTGGTAGGGCTCGTTCCACTTCGGATCACGCTCAGCCCACCAGTCGAGGTCGCGCTTCTGAAACTTCACCGCGTCGCATCCACACTCCGCCGCTGCCCGCATCAATTCACAAGCGGTCTGCACCGACCCCTGATGATTACAGCCAATCTCAGCCACGACAAAGGCCGGTTCGTCATCCGCGATGCGGTGCCCGCCGATCATCAGTTCACGCATGTTGCCACTCCACCAGATCCGCGATAGCCGACAGTTCGCCCATCGTGGTCAGCCCGAACACCACCACACACAGCACGACCTGCCCCCATTGACCACGCTCGCCCGCCAACCAACCGAGCACCGCAAAGATGCCCGCCAGCGCGGCCAACGCCAGCGCCTCGACAATGGAAATCAGCACTCGCCACATCAGCCGAACACCAGGATGCCACGCTCGGCATACACCGACTCCTGCGGCACCGCCACCTTGGCGCGCGCCAACCCCATGATGAGCGCAACGATGCCGTCGATCCGTTCGGGGCTGGCCTCTTTGTCGGGCTTGAGATTCCCGGCGGGGTCGGTCCTGACCACCACATTACTCGCGCACCAATCGAGCACCGGGTTGCCACCATGCTGGAGCTCCGCACTGCGCACCATCCGCTCCAGCTCCATCGTGGGCGCCGCCATCGAGATGAACCCCTGGCCGAAGTCGACCATAGTGAGCCCATGCTTGTCGGCTAATGTCTGCACCAGCGAATCCGCAAACGCGCGGTCGAAGGCCACTTCCTCGATGCGGAAGTAGCTGGCGTCCTCGACAATCGCCTTCTCGATAAACCCGAAGTCGGTCGTATTGCCATCGGTCGGCTCCAGCCAGCCCTGCCGCGCCCACAGGTCATAGGGCACGCGATCCCGCTGAGCGCGTCCTGGGATGTCCTCCTCCGGGCACCAGAAGCGCAGCAAGCACTTCCACCGCTCGCCGTCCTCCACCGGGGGGAACACCAGAGCGAACGCACTGAGGTCGTGTACCCGCGCGAGGTCGAGCCCCCCATAGCAGCGCCGCCCCTTCATCGACTCCCGCGTGAACGGCGTGTTGCCCGCCTGCCAGCGATCGATGGGCAGCCACTTCATCAGCGATTGGGTCCAGATACAGAAGTTGAGGCGCATGACGATGCCAGACTTGGCGGGCATCCCCACCGCTTCATCGACCTGCTCACGCAAATACTTGCGCGTGATGGACACATCGAGATTCGGGTTCGCCTTCAGCCATACCGACTCATCGCGCCAATCGTCACAGTCGGGACAGCCCTCGGTCGGGCTCGGCTTGCCGGCCGCTCGGCATTCCTCACACACGTCGAGCTGACAGACGTAGCCAAACCAGGCATCGTTGGCGAGCGCGCCCTCCAGCACTTGCAGCGTGTAGGTGTGCTGCTGGAAACAGA